GAAACAAGCGTCGATACATCTCCAATTCTTTTGGATATTCAGCTAATAGCTCGAATAGGATTTCCTCATAGTCACCGTTCATAATAACTTTATTGGTAACTCCCTTACACATTACTAAATCGGTTCCTACGCTCTCCTCTACGATTTTATTGACGATCGATTCTAATTCTTTGTAATATGAATTCTTCTTAAGATTAGTTAGTAGAGTTGCTTTACCAAATACGGTCACCTTGTAAATGTTTTTGGTTGCCCCAATATCCCGGGACTTAATCTCGTTCAAAATATTTTTTATGTTTTGTAAATTGGCCTCGATACGATAAGCGATCCTTAGAGGTACCGTCTTTAATGGTATTCTTTCTTCACTCTCAACTCCTTCATCACCAAAGGTTACTAGCATTAATGCTTTATCAGGACTTGCCCCAAAATCAACGGTAGTTGCTGTGCCAACTAAGGTTAGATTATGCTTAACTTTTCGATATTCATGAAGATGTCCATTATAATTATCTGGATAATCTTCAGGCCAATCTTCTGGGTCTTCTTCATAGTTACCAGGAAAATTAAAGAGTTGGTGACTGAAGAAGGCCTTAAATGAATAGGGATCAAGATAGCTAATTGCTTTTAAATAACGACCATTTGGTAAGTATGGTACCGCACAGAATTCAAACTTACCAACCTTAAATGTTGTTATCTCATCGACCAAGGTAATGTTATCAACATACTTTAAGGCGGTAAAGGGATGATCAGCTGGACCAAGACTTAAGTCAACCTGGTTATTCTTAAGATCATGATTGCCTATTAGAATAATTAACTTGCTCAATAATCGAATTTGTAGGAAGAATCTTTCGGCCAGGGCATGAGCACTTCCTTTATATACATCATGAGTGTCTAGAGTATCACCTAAGACCACCACACAATCGGGTTTGGTTTCCTTAATTATTTCCAATGTCTCATTAACTAATAACCTATTAAGGTCAATTTCCTTCGGTCGAAAATGGAGGTCGCCTATGATTAAAATTCGGACGGACATTTATCGTTTTTGTTATATGATCTTGTACTAAATAATAAATATTTAACATGACTTAAATGATTAACCTTTTGCAGCCTTGGTCTGTTCACATAATGAATGGTAAACTCGAAGTCACCAATACCTTCAATTTACCAATTAAGGTTGGACTCAAGAAAGCTAAGTTAATTCGTCAATATATTCCAGGTGAATATAAGATTGCCCAGATATTCCAAGTTTTGTCTGGCGGTATTTACTATTATTTAGTTATTGGATATGATTCTCTACCATTGAATACCCCGGTATTGTCTAACTTACCGGTCGATAATATTCAAATAACATACATTCAAGTTAGTAACTCATCACTATGCAATCTACCTCACTTTAGTTGCAATCAAACACTTAAGATGGAGGCATTATGGACTTTTTGGCCTAGTACATCTCCGTTGCCAACCGATTCATCGGAATTACCAGCAGATTCGACTGAGGCAGTCTTATATACACCCCCTCCATCTAATAATGAAAAACAACCTCAACAATCACATTATTGATTCATCGTTAGATGAGTCAATAATAATTATATTCTGCTAATTAAATGTATGACGTAATGTATCCGTGGAGTGTTTCTTTTCCTCTAGATGGTAGGTTCGTGGTCTCAAACGAGCTTGTCGCTAAAATTAAGTTCGGCACTAGATATGGCACGGTGGTCAAAAGAGTTATTCCTGGTGACTATGTTATTTTGCAATCTTTTTTCGCACGTGAAGTTGATTATGATACAAATGCTGTCAAAAATTATTTCTTGATTTTTGTTGATTCATTTGATGAATCAATTCCTATGTTCTCTCATATACCTTCATCGAATGAAATGAAAAATGTTAATAACATTGTGTTCGTAGAAATTAAGTCATTGGTTGACTGTGCAAGCGACACCTTTATGTGCAAGTCAAGCATTTCTATTGAGAGAGCTTGGGCTTTCTTAGACCCATCAATTCCTTTGCCTTCTGTTGATCAAATCAACGCTAATGGAAATCAAGCTGTTCCAACTAAGTCATCTAATCATAATTCTCCTTCACGACCAAATCAACCAGGTAAACAGAGACCTACCAAGCAGCCTGTTGTCTAATTACATCCCTTATTATAAGGTATGTTATTATCTAGCTTATTCATTCTCGATACCTCCTTCAACATCCAGCTCTTCCAACAACTTAAACTCACCTTGCATCTCCTCCTCAAAGCCCTTTTGCATAATCTTCTCCTTACGACTCATACTATCACGCATCTTAACTTCCTGGTCACTAGCACCATCTCCAAAGATAATCATCGTAAGACTCTGTCCATCGGAGAAGAAGTTAGACACACGACTGGTTGCTTGGCGAGTAGTTGATAGAACACTTGCGGGTGAAACGTAAGCATATCGGAAGTGATTACCAGACTCATCGTGGAAGGCCAACCCTTCCTTAATAACACCAATCTGACCGATGATAACTCTGATCTCATTATCATCGGCCTGGAACTCTTGCCGAATAAGTTCTCGATCACCTTTAGGCGTGTCTCCAACCAGAGTATGGAAGGGAACTTTCGCTTGACTAAACAATTCAATTGCTGCCTTGATTGAATCATGATAATTAAGTGCCATGAAGACCTTACAATCGGGATCTTCATCCAATTTTGCCAAAGCATCACGAACTGCAGCACTAACCTTTGAAACCTCAACCGCGGTAAGGGTGCTTCCCGAAAGACCGAAGGTATTAGCGGCAACCTCACCAGTCTCTGCGTTAAACCCTAACTCTTCTGCCAGCATTTGAACACCATTGATATATGCCCTTCTTTCGGCCGGTGTCATTTCGAGGTACTTAACGATAACTCTGTGATTAGAAGCGGCGTCAATAGGAGGGAACATTGAACGATTGAAGGTTGGTAGAATAATCTCAACATACAATCGCCAAGCATACTCGTGGGCTTGCAAACGGAAGTCCTTGTTGGAAAGAGTCTCCAAATGATATTCATCCTCGATTTCCCTGGTTAAATCTGGGTCAATCTGGCGTGCATAGGCAGTTACTTGATTAATACCGGGTGTGTATCTTCTACCTGTTCCTGGCTCAAGATTGGCCTTCTCAAATCCTCGATCTGTCACAATGCCTGTCATGTAGAGGACGTTCTCGGTTGATTCCAACTTATCCGGTGGAGTGCCTGATAAGAACACATTGCGACTATGTGTATTAGAGGTAGCCACATAATGAGCAAGTGAAGCGGCCGCATAATACTGGGCGGATCTGTTCTTAATGTGGTGGAACTCATCAATCACCAACAATACACCCTCCTCAACAAGTTCACGGAAGTCACGAGATGGGGTAAATATGGGGATTGGCTTATCACGTCCAACTTTAGGAGGATCTTCGCGAGTAAGGATATTGTTCTTGAGTGGCTTACCTGCGATACCTCTAATGTTCTCGTAATTAACAGCGGTACCGTTAATTCCATACTCACTGAAGTACTTGTTCCAAGTGGGTACCACATTATTAGGACAAACCACCAACATATGAGGAAGCTTAAGCCTGAAGTAGATCTCCATCGCTACGAAACTCTTACCGGTACGTTGGGCCGATGAACTGATAAAGGTGGAGAAGTTCTCCAAAATATCAACTGCTTCTTCTGCTTGTTGTTCTTGTGCCTCACTTAAGATATAGCGCTTAACCTTACGACGAACAGTCTTACCTGGAACGATGCGAACATAATTCTTATCCTTGGAAACATCCTTGGCAGATGGAGTCAGCTTAACGATCTTTTCCTCATCGGAATCTGGTTGGGTGTATTCCTCCCCCAAAGCAGGAAGAGTAAAGGTACTCTTATCAACTTGAGTGTAAGCATAGCGAAAGTTAGGAAGGTTCTCATTCTTACTCACATCAGCTAGTGAAGCAGGAGCGAGTGAAGACTTGAGAGGTGTGACCTTAGCAGTAGCCGATCCTCTTGCTCCACCCCTGGAGGAACTAAGAGTACCTCTTCCACGGCTAACGACACCGCGGCCTCGCCCTGTAGACGGTTTCTTAATAGGAGCAACCTCCTCCTCTTCCTCCTCTTCCTCCTCTTCCTCCTCATCATCTTCAACAACAACTGGTTTTCTACCTAAGCTAGGCTTACCCTGTGGTTTAACAGGAGTAATCTTGCTTCTGGAAGGAATTGATGGTTTCTTAACTGGAGTAATCTTAACCTCTGCTGGTTCATCATCCTCCTCTTCCTCCTCTTCCTCAACAACTGGCTTAGCGGGAGCAGGTCGTCTACTAGGGACTGGCCGTGATGGTTTCTTGGATGGTGTAACCTTAACTACCGCCTTAGCGGGTTCTTCTTCTTCTTCTTCAACAACTGGCTTGGCAGGAGCAGGTCGTCTACTAGGAACTGGTCGTGATGGTCTCTTGGTTGGAGTAACCTTAACTACCTCCGCTTGCTCCTCCTCTTCTTCCTCCGCTTGCTCCGCTTGCTCCGCTTGCTCCTCCTCAACAACAGGAGATGATTTCTTAGGTGTAATGGGTTTAGGTTGTCTAGCTGGTGATCTACGACTTGATACTGGTTTCTTAACTGGAGATGTATGAACAGGTTTTTCCTCCTTATCGGATGAAGAGGAAGCAGCGTTTGCTCTAGGAGAACGGGAAGTCCTTGGGCTTGCTACCTTAGTAGGACGGATTGTTTCGACCGCTTCTTCGTTCACTTCGACAGACATTGATGGTAACGGGGCTTCCATTTCAGCATCTGCTTTTGGTTTGGTAGTTGGGCTGGTCTGGGTGGGAATTTTACTGCTTAATTTTGGAGCAGGCTCCTCATCCTTTGTCACCTTCGACAAAGTAGGTCTTCCTGGGCGAACAGGTCGAATACCAGCGGTGGCGGATGGTCTCTTAATTGGAGAATTAATAACTAGTTGTGTTCTAGGAACTGGACCTTTAACACTTTTAGATGGTGTTGTTGGCTTCTTGGTGGGAGAAAGCGCTCCTGACTCCAGAGGTTTCTTCTGGAATGATACCCCTGGTTTCTTTAATGGTGAGAGCAAACTACCTGAACCCGGGAGCTTCTGCTTTAATACTGGCTTGGTCTTGCTAGGGGCCATTTTAATATTATATACTGGTTCATCGCTATACTCTTCAGTTGGGGTATTTTCATCACCAAGATCAGACTCGGAAAATTCATCGGAAAGATTATCCTCCTCTTCATCAGAGCTACCCATACCATAAGCAACATCGTCTTCTTCATCATCAATAATCTTACCTCGTGGAGCTCTACTCATTTATTGTCGACAAGATTTATCATTATTACATAATTTCTAAGATCTATAGGAACTCATTAATATTTGAATATTAACTAATATCAACTAATACTATAAATGAGTGAAAATTTTGACCTAGTCGATTATTTTGTCCGCTATGGTGATATTCATGATGAGGATATCCAGGCGACCATTACCAGTAAAAGGGAATATTTCGAACTGTCTTCCGGTGTAACCGAGGAAAAACCTAAAAAGGGGGATTACTACAAGCATCAAATCTACGTCGAAAGATTGATGGAAATGGTTGACCGGGTGATTGTTGCTCATGAGACCGGAACAGGCAAATCATTCTTAATAGGCGCCTTAATTATGGCTGCCTTGAAAAGATATCGACGAGGACGTGGTATTCGACATATATATGTATTAGTAAGTGGGCCGACACAAAAGGCTGATATGACTAATATGTTAGTTTGTCGATCAACAAACGAATACTTCCTCAATGAGAAGATCACTGATGCAGTTAATGATCGATCAGCTCGTCAAGCTGCTACTACATCTCTACGTAAGTGGGTGTCGATTATGACTTATTATGCCTTCGCTTCTCAGGTCAACACAATGACTGAGGAACAAATCGAGCAAAACTATTCCGACTGCGAGTTCATTCTAGATGAGTTACATAACTTTAGGATTAGCCCAAATATTGATCCATGGAACTATACTCCTTCATCGGCCGAAAAAGAACGCGATAAGATCTTAACTTACATTGGAATGTTAAAGTTAACTACTTTCGCCAAACGAATTAAGGTAGCTGGTCTCTCCGCTACACTGACAGTTAATGATGTCAATGAAGCTGGTCCCATCTTTAACTTAATATTGCCACCAGATAGACGCTTTCCAGTCGGATATGACTTTGTTTCAAAGCTAGATAATGAAGAAGGTATTGCAGACATTGAATATCATTTAAGAGGACATGTTTCATATGTTCGTGCTTTCAACACAGGTGCAATTGGTGTGCCTCAAGGTGAACCTGACCAGCTTGATGAAAATGATAAGGATCCGATCAAAATATCGAGCTATATCATGAGTGAACGCCAAACACAATCATATCTTGATGCTTGGGATAATGACTTTAGAGAAAATAAATCAGTTAATGGATTTCGTCCCAATGCACGACAAGCTGCTAATGGTATTTTCCCTGATGGATCTTGGGGTAAGGAAGGCTTTACCAAATACATCCAACGTGATGAAAAACGTGGATGGTGGACAATGAAGTCTGAACTCGCAATGGCCTTTGGTAACCTAGATCAACTAGCTGAATTGTCCATCAAGGCAAGAGCAATGGTTGATATTATTAGAGAAACAGATGGTGTAGTTTCTGTTTACATGCATCAATCGACTGGTTCCGGTATTGTATATTACGCACTAGCACTAGAAGCACAAGGTTATAATCATTTCTCTGAAACCAGTAGTGTTTTTGTTAATACCGGTTCACGGGTATCATATTGTAGTAATAACAGTACTGGTCGACAAATACGAAAGACCTTCCCCAAAGCTGATAGGCTCGCGCTGATTACTGATGGTACTCCATCAGCCCAAGTACCTGTTATTCTAGATGTGATGTATAGTACTGAAAATAGATATGGTCAATATATTAAGGTTTTTATGTTTACTGATCGAGCAAAGGAAGGTATTAGTGTTAATCATGGATTGTGTCATATTCAGGTGGCTGGTGTTTGGCGTGATACCGATCAATATCAAGCAGAGAGCCGTATTTTTCGTACCACCTCTCATGAAGTATTATTACAAGAACGCGCACAAGAATTGATGGAGGAAAAGGGTCTCGATTTTGAAGAAGCCAAAAGAACTGCTGTTATCGAAGTGCCTAAATATAAGCTGGCATCTATTCCAGATCCCGATTATATGGAGGAAAGTGATGCAGATGTTGATTCAGTCGATGTTCTAATGTATCGATATTGTGATGTAAAATCAAGAGAAGCCAAGAAACTATATCGTATTATTAAGATAGTCGCAACTGATTGTCACATTCATAAGAAGCGTAATGTTCGTGAAACGGATCTTGATGGAACATCAGTCTGTGACTATATGGAATGTAACTATGAGTGTTACACACCTAAGTTAATCGATGATGATGGTAATGAGATCCATGATTATAGTACCTATGATATTTTCTACATGGATCAAACGGTTAATCGCATCAAAGATAACGTTTTGAAATACTTTCAAGTCAATGGATCTGGTACGGCCGAAATGATTAAGGATGCTATTTTAGCAGGCTTTGATGAGCAAACCGAAGAAATAGTTCATGATTATCGTGAGAAGTACATTATTATGGTACTATCAGATGCGATCATTAATCAAACTCCTATCATTGATCGATTTGGTTATACCTCCTATATTAATGAGCACGATGGCATGTATTACACCACCCATGAATACAGTCATGTTAACAAAAGAGTTACCAATAGCTCATTGGCATATTATGGTCGCAATCCTATTATTAATAAAGTTGAACCTTACTTGTCAGTCTTCACGACAATGGAGGCGAGTCGAATGGCCCCAGAAATTGAAAAGTTAAGAGCGATTGATGAGTCTACACCTGATTATCGTGATGTTATCTTCCGCATGTTGGATGATTACAGTATTGAAAATCAAGCACAAGTAATCGAGAACGCTATCTTATCGGAGGTTGAAGGAGAAGAATCTTTGTATATTCGAACTATTCGTGATATATATGATAAGGTTATATTCGAACTCAAAGAACCAAGAAAGATGATTGAAGCAACTGCTAAGAAAGCAGCCAGTTCAACATCAGGAACAATTATTCCAACCGGTAAGTTTGAAGTTGATAAATCCGCACCAACTATCTATTTACACTCGATTTATACACACATTATTGATAGAACTCGTTATTCAGAAACATCCAACATCTACAAGGCAGCTGGTCGCTTACGAATGTTAAAGGTTGATGGTGTTAATAAGAATGAATGGCGCGATCCTAATGCTTATGAATCGGTGGTTTATGCATTATACATTCAGACTATATTAGAGGAAGATCGTGAAATCATGCAAGAAGAGAACCCAATTTATGGTATTATGTTCAACAATGGTAACTTCAAAATTCGTGATTCTACCAAGAGTGATACTAGTGCAGCTAGACATGATGGATTAATTGCCAATTCTTGGACACCATACGATTTGATCAGAATTATGTGGGAAATGGAAGTACCAATCCCCAAGAAGATTTATAACCAAATGGTTTCAATCCGTGATAAATCGCTGGCCCGTGATATTGATCGTAAGAAGATGCTCGCTTTTTTGAAGAAGAAAGTAACCTCTAGTTCAGCAGATATTGCTAGTTGGGAGGACGATAAGATTGTTTTCTATTTCTTGTGGTTTCGATACCTAGAGAATAGCAAACATAAGAATGAAATGGTGACAATTATTTATCAGTTTATGAAGGATAACGGAAAGATTATATATTTGGGCAAACGATAAATGTTTATATATCCATCCTAAGGATGGATAGTAGTCTATTAAATGGCATTGACTCAATTTCGCACCAATGCTGCTAAAGGTGGTAAATTTAATGAATCTCTATATAAGGAGTTAATTGGATTGATTGGAGATCCGATGTTACTCGATGATCAATCATCATTTGCTTATTGGTATCATCCGGTAAAGGGTGAGACAAGATATTATACCATTTCCTTAGATCTGTCTGGTATCCACGCATCAGTTCAAACCACATACAACGTTGACCATGCAAAATTATTACTCAAGACCACCCGTCGAGCATGGTTTGAACCAGGCAGAGAATTATTAACTGTTACAGGTAATTCGTTAGATGAGTGTAATGCCTTATTTACAGTAGTATTGATGTTGATCGAGAAGAAAATTCAATCAAACGAATTTGATCATTTTGTTAGCCGTAAGATGTCAATTGTTGAGCAACAGATTATTCAGCCCAAAAAGATGGTAGCCGCTGAACACCATATTATTGATGATGCTACTCCAGGTCGTCCGGTTGGTCCCAATGGACCTGTTAGTGTAAAAGGCAAACAGTCAGTGCCTCCTCCGCTGAAGACTTATCACAATAAAAAGTGACCATTAAATGATATAAATTTATCTTACATTAGCTGATAAATATTGCCACATTTTGTTAAGTAGACACGACGATTAAATCAATATAATCATGATCTTACTTCGCAAATTTATAAAATATAATAGATAATAAATGGACGCAGGTTCTTTGTCATCAAATGATTGGAATGTCGAGCAAAAACGTTGCAAGTCAACCAATGATACTTGTGTTTATAAGCAAGTATACAATATTAATCCATTAATGGGAGGATTTAGTGAGATAGGAGATAGCTTGGAATCTTCATCCTTTGATGTTTACCAGTTCACAGGCGAATATAAGATTGGTGCCCAAGGAAATACGCTTACTTTGACTACAACTGAATCGTGCAGCCAAGCCTCTATTTCATTTGCTAGGGCATTGGTTGTATTTCAACCAATTGTCACGCCGCAAAAGGCGTCAACCATTTGCAAGCAAGAAGTTGAGTTTATTGAGGAAAACTACACTATGGTTATTAGTCCCTTTGAACAATATAACATTAAGGTTGGTACAATGATTATGGCGGTTGATGATCGATTAATTTTTACTACTTTCAAATTACCTTCAAGAACTGATCAATCTAAAATTAGTAAAGCTTTGTATGATTTTATACGCAACGGTGGTAATAAAGAATACAATTTATTGCCTTTGGCGCTACCACCTGGTAGCGCCCAACTCCAAATGCCAAATCAACAGCCTACTCGTGGGGGTGAAATACCCCGTCGAATAACTCGAAATGCAACTATCAAACCTAACAAATTACAATTTGTTTATTGATTAATGTAACATTCTTGCTAAGCAAGAATATAAGATTATTAAATATTTATGGTAGTTTAGACAAAATATAAGCCTTAATATCCTTAGTATAATAAGGTATGGAGATTAGGTGAACTCCTTGTTTCTTACATAGCTTAGCTTTAAGCTTGTCTCGGTATCTTTGATCCTTATAATCAGCTTTGCTATTATGGAAGTGTGGATCGTATTTATAATGCTGAATTCCATTGGCTTCAAAAGCGATTTTAAGTTTCTTATTATAACCATCGAGCTCTAAGTTAGAACCAGTCTTGGGGTTCTTTAACCAATCGGGACGAATTGGTTTGAATTTAACACCATAATGTTTTTCGAATACTTCACGACATGTCTCTTCAAACTTAGAAGTAATATGTTTTTGTTTTGGAATAAACAACCTTCTTAATGATGATAGCATTTCAGTCCATCGTATTAATTGACAATGGGCACATTTTGCATTATATCAGAATTAACTACCAATAAGTGGACCATTCCTTCCTCGTCTTCATAAATGTTAACAATTATTCCTTCGCCATAAGTATCGCCAATTTTATATGATGTATTAATCATCATCTTATTTATAGTCACCTTCTTAACAGGCATATATAATGATAGATAATAGTTAACTCCTACAGTAAGAATAATTGACAAAACAATTACCATTACAACAATGATGAGTATTAAGACGATGTCCATGGCATTTCCCATTTATTATTTTCATTAGATCTTTCTTCGAGAAACATTGCCGTCCAATAACCTAAGAAGAGTCCGACGGAATTAACCCAAATATCAGTTAGTGTACCAGTTACCCACTTAGTACCGTATAGACTACGACGATTACCGGTGTATTTACTTTTACCTAATAGACCTTCTAGTGAGATACCAATCACAATTTCAAAGAACTCCCATGCAACGCCGAGTATAAAAATTAAGACCCATTGTTGGGGAAATAAGAGCCCGGCAATATAGAAGGCAATTAAATGACTTAATGACCAACCACCAAAATTGCCGATGATTGGAACATCATAGGCATATACTTCATTTAAAATATCATGGTCATTAATGCCATCCATTCCGTAGATCGACGTGATAATGATGGTGTATATAATCATTAAAAGAATGATAAAAGCAAAATATATATACACGCCAGTCGATCCAGGCTGTGATAAAAATGTATCTTCACTCATTTATTAAGCCATATATAATAAGACCAATTTTATATGTCGATCAATTACTCGGACATTCTTTATGTTAAAGAATGTTATCTATCTTTGCAGTTTGGGTGGTGATTTTTTATGTGTCGGTGAAGCAGGTCTTTTACGAGGTGACATTACTAATCTAGTCCCACAACTACCACCTCCGCATCTAATTAGTTTGCTTTGACATTCAGTCCAATGGTGATGTTTCTGAGTTTCAAAATGGATATTAATTCCTCGTTCGGAAATAACAGATCCGCAATTGCAATAAAACTTAGGGCCTTGATAATACCCAATATTAACACCTGGTGGTAAAATAGGGTCAGATTCGAGACTAAACACCCATCGTTTTCGTTTATCGCTCATTTATATATATATTTTATATTTTATGTTTCATGATGGCATGATCGTTTGACTTTCAACAATTAATTTATCATAGCACTTGTATCTCATATTCAATTAGGATGCCATATGGTGATGCTTTATGATAATACATTGTTGTAAATATTAATAATATTTAGCCCCTTCTTTGTATTGTTGCAACTGATAGTGTATTGACAATCCCTTTGCTGTTATATTGAGCTTGTGTATATGCTTGTTTATATGCGGTTGAACCAACTAAGCTATATTCGCAACCAATATACATATTTCCACTAGATACATAAGTAACAGGTGTAATTGATTTGACCGTATTGATATGGTCCTTAGCAGTTGAATAATACACGTTATATTTTGGTTGTATCAAGACTCTGTTCACCGTAATCGCATTTTCTCCACTACGATCTGTTCCACATTCAAAGTCAACAGTACCCACTAGGCCATCTATCGGATCATATACTCCTACATTGGTATATGTTGCGCGAACCATATTAAATGGTAGACTATTATAATTAGCAATGTAAACCTGTGGTTGTATTGCTTTAGTCTGAATTGATGATGAATCAGGCTTCAAATAAGAATATAATGATTGAGATATTTTAATTTGGTCTGTTCTTGATGGTAACTTAAATGTACTAAAAGATAATTGATTATTATTGGCAAGAATAATAGTTCCAACGTCGATATCATGTTGTTCGAAGGGGCTAATAACAATAGTATATTTATTCTCATTAAATTCAACTTCTTGCTTACAAATAGTTGAAGCCTTTTGAGGTGTAACCTTTTGTTGAAATACAACCAATGCCCTAACAAATGAAATAGATGCTTGGCTACATGATTCAGTGGTAGTTAAGACTAACTTATTATCTTGTGCACTAATTTTATATTGACCAGTAAACTGGTAGACATTAAAGGTTGAAGACTCAAATGTATCATTTAAAAGACTAAATCCTCCCATCAACGGATTGAGATTATAAACCTGCTTATAGACACATTCAATATGTTTACTTTTACACTTCTTTTCATCCTTATTCCAAGCACTATCCGTCATATCAGATGATTCGTAAGACTCTAAGCTCATTTATATAAACATATAAATGAATTCATCTTATAGATGTATATAGAAATGTCATTAATTATTATATACATCTATAAGATGTATATAAAAGATTACTCTTCATCATCATCGAGTTGATATTTAGGCGGCATACCATATCTTCCAGGAACAGTTCGTCTCATCGTCTTATCCTTATAAACCGCTGCTCTTAATTCATTGAGCTCCTCTCGCCAGATATCATAAGCAGGTGTGTTACGGTATTCTTCCAAGGTAGCGATTAAATTAGTTAACTCCTCTTCAGTCTTAATAATATCATCCTCCGAGAGACCATGTAGCGGTGTCTTGGTATAGATTTCTTCCGGAATATCATATTCGGCCATCTGAGCGATAATGGCTGCTTTCTTGCGGTTAATAACCTCAATTTCTCCATCGACCACCAACCTAATGAATTGGGATTTGTATTGAAGTTCCTCAATTTTATGCTCCATTATATCAATCTCATAAGACATACGTTGTTCATACTTTCTCAACCTAAACTCACAGAAGGCATTCATGTACTCTCTAACAGAATCGAACTTCTTAGGAATACCATCCTCATCGAGGAAGACCATGTTACTCAAGCGGAACTTACGCACCAGATTAAGCTTAAGAAGGCTTGGTTTCTTCATACCCTTAATGGTGTATGAAATAGCCTCATCTGTCGTATTATCAGCAAAGTCTGTGATTTCCTTAATCTCCCTCAAATCCTCAAGAAATGAGTAATAATTAATTGGCCAACGTCCAATAGGTAACTCTGTCACCGTAATAACTCCACGTTTATCAATATCGTATTTACCCCTGATGATAACCCTACTATACTTACCTTTACTTTCCTTGTCTAGGTTAGATATAATCTCTGCTCTTGCGCCAGTAACCTCTTCAGGAACAACATCATCGATATCATCAAGCTCAGGATCATCCGGATCAACATGCTCATCGTCATCCAATTGCTCTACAGTTTCACCAACCGCTGTTTCCTCCTCTAATCCATCATCCTCTTCTTCAATTGGTTCTTTACCCTTTGATTTACTGCTTTTAACAGGAGTAGATTCTTTACCCTTTGGTTCGATTAAGTAGATCTCACCTGTAAATCCTCGATACCATGGAATTAGTTCAGGTAAATCATCGTTGGTATCACCTGTTAAGTTATCGATCCAATTAAGCACCCAGTCAATAACTTCAATAATGTTATAACTCATAACATTGGTAGAGTACGCAGTAGCTACTCCTTGAATACCATTTAACAATGCATATGGAATATTTGGTAGGAAGTATTTTGGGTCAGAATGAGTACCGCTATCCTCGAAGAAGTCAAGAATTTTGCTATCTTTAGTGTTAAAGATTAACTTAGTCCAGGGTGTGGGATTAGTATAGATATAACGAGCACTAGACGCATCAAATCCACCAAACATTCGAGAACCAAATTGACCCCTAGCAGCCAACAATGGCATATTGTTAGAACCAACAAAGTCGGCTGCCATACCCTTAATCGCTTCGGCTAAGCAAGCCTCATTATGTTTGTAATCTACATAACCAGCAATATCACCAGCCAACTGTGCAACCTTACGCTTCTCACCCGACAAAGACGGCCATCTATTCATCACACCCCATAGAATCTGCCCTTGACTTCTTTTCAATCCATCAGCGAAACGAGGAATTGCTCTTTCAAGAGAATCAAGGACATAGAGAATAAACTCACGATTGAAGAATGTGGTGAGAGTCATAATCTGCATGTTGCGGATAATAAATGGTCTTCTCTTGGTCTCTCTCCATTCCTCGAGCCATTCCTTACGTTCATCAGCATTAGACTTACCGAAAGCAACATTGATGGTGTCAGCTGCTTTCTTATCATAGGAGAAATCAATGAACAACGGATTCTTAGTATCCTCCTTAATATCTTTCTTTTCGCTAGTACCCAATCCCTTATAGTAACTAGGTTTGTATTTCTCCCAATCAGCTGTCTTACCCTTCCATACTTCGAATTCGTCGGGTGTAAAGAAGTCAATCTTATTAGACTTACCACGGGACATTCGCAAGTACTTGGTTCGATAGTCGCAAATAAAGCCTTCCTGAATCAAGGTTGGGTAGAACTCGTCAAAGTAGTTGATAATCAACCCTTTAATATGGCTACCATCTGAATCAGCATCGGTCATAATAACTAACCTACCATATCTAAGTGTTTCTCGGTTTTCAGGGAGTGAATAGTCTGTATTCTCCCTTAGACCAAGGATCTTCTTAATCAAGGCAATTTCTTTATTAACCAATAATCTAGAGGGTTTGGCCTTCTTAACATTGATTAACTTACCTCTAATGGGAATACCTCCCCAAGTATCACGTGATTTTGGACCCATCGCTGATAAGTATTGAACAAAGTATCCCAAAGCGGAGTCACCTTCAGTAATAACTAAACTACAATCAGCTGATTGGGCTGATCCAGCTAAATTAGCATCAAATCCCTTCGCTAGACGAATGTGACGAACCTTACGTCCATCTGTCTTGGTCAAAGCAGTCATCTCAATTGCCCTTAAGGTGGCTGACAATAAATCCATCAGCTTCCAGCTTAAGATTTTATTAATCTCCTTATCGCTAAAGTTAACCTCGATATTAGGACTACCTAGTTTAGACTTATCCTGGGACTTAAATCTTGGATTAACTACTCTACAACTAAGGATCATACTAAGATGGGGCTTAACATTCGCAGCGGTGATTTTCTTCTTTGGTTCCTTTGGTTTGTCTTTCTTATCCTGCTTAGCCTTTGCCTTGGCCTTCTTGGCCTTAATCTTGGCTAACATAGCTGCACGACCCTTAAGTTCGTTTACAGGTTTATCAGTCTTCTTCTTACCTTCATTGATTTTAGCCGTAATATTTGGAATGATGGTGTCATACACATTATCAACGTGAACACCATTATCAATCGTTAACAT